TTCGTGCTGCTCCGTTAGAGGCACTCAGTAGTAGAGTGTCTATGTCTGATGATACTGTAAAGTCTGCCATAATGTTTTAAGTTAAGATCCAAGTGGTCGTTTATATAGTGATGTGCCGTCAGGCCTGCGGAACAAGGATAGTCCGTCAGGTCGTAGGTAATTAAATACACCAGCTGGAAGCGGCTCCGCTAGTACACTCTTGCCTAGACTGTTCTTTAGGCTCAGGTGCATACTAGTACTTGTGCGCTGCTACGATACCTGATGTAACTGTTACTTCGCTGAATGATCCGTAGATAACTGTTCCAGCAGCAAAGGTTGGTCCAACTAGCTTAGCTGTACCGTCAATGCTGGTTGCAGTCAATGCACCGAACACAGTGTCATTTAAGATTTGCAACGCTCCATAGCGTTTACCAGTTACTGCATCAGCAGCTTCAAGGATTTCTGATCCAGCGGACGAAAATTCCAGTGCGTTATTTTTTGAGTTAGCCATAATTTTATTATATCACAGGGGTGTTATCGTGCTTGACGATTTACGTAAGTTGAAAATTTCTTGTTAATTGTGTTGTTGTTAGAACGTAGGTCGATTTTTTCCAGCTCAAGAGCCAGGTAAGTCCCGGCAACTTGTTCTTCTGTCATAGCTTTGTCGGTCTGACCATCCATTCTCAGGAAGTCAGCATACACTGAGTGCGCTAGGTAAAAGAAAAACTCATAAGGAATATTTGTGGATTCCTCAGTAAACGTAGGCAGTTCTTTCTGATAGTTTACAAACACAGAAGTCGAATCATTTGTAACTATATTAATTACGTGCGCTCCGTTTGAATCAACATAGAACTCGTACTCCAATGCAGAATTACGAAGGAATGGTTGACTGCGGTAAATACGCTGAAAATCAGAAATATTATCCAGTCCAGCTTGCACATAAGGTACAAGTCCATCTGTACCAAGGGTGCGCTCCTCTCCGATTACTGCGTAACGAGGCCAACTAGAGCTAGTTCGATATGCTTCAAATGCTCGCCGATTGACGAACTGTAAAATATTAAGCTTTTCCTCTGCGGTAAAACTACCTACACCCGAAAGTGCTTGCACTAAATTATATAAATCGCTGTAGGTTTTTGTCTGCATTATACTTTGTTCGGGCTAAGTTCCGGGAACTTCTTATTGTAGTACTTTAAAAATTCTTTAGAATGCACAGTCTCTTGACCGTACTTCTTTACCAGTCGAAAAAATTCTCGTGCTGGCATTGTAGCAACTGGTCGTCCCAATGTGGGATGAATAGTTCCTTTCAGTTGATGCGCTTCTTTGGCTGCTTGTTGGTGACGAACCTGTTCGGTCGCCTGTTCCAAGTGAAGACTATTCTGAATCTCTTGGATTAGAGCGCGATCAATCTCCTCGTCGGAGTAAGTCTTTGAATTGGGCTTAATAATATCCATAAAAAAAAGGCAGGGGGGCTTTCGCCCCCCAACCAGAATTTATTTAGCTTGTGCTGACAATCTTGCCGTGAGCACCAGGGTGGTATACACCGAGGGTCAAAGCGCAATCAACGAAGCCACGGTCACCACCACCAAGATTTGGAAGGCGGCTGCTACCCATAGGGATAAGCTCGTGAACACCGTAGTACTCAGGATTCACCAAGTAACCAGCCATTCCTGCAGTACCAGCTTGTGTTGGCATACAGTCAGGGTTAGCGTTTACAACAGAGACGATACCGTGATCGCTTTGATAGAGATCAACGGAAAGCTTGATAGTGCCGCTTTCGCCGTTGTAGTTAACTGCACGAACCGAGTCACCCGATACGCCACCGATGCGAGCGAAGTCGCTGATGTCTTGACGGAGTGCTGTATCAGCAACGAGCATAAGGTTGTTGGATGTACCAGTAACCTTGAAGATCGAAGAGATAATAGAGTTCAATTCGCTTTCTGCGAAATTGGCATCAGTTACGTCAGCGATGCTTGCAGCTGGAGTTTGGAATGGAGCAGGAACGTTACCCGAACCAGCAGCATTTTGAATCCAGTCACCAAGACCACCAAGGCGATTAACTACACCAGCACCATCTTCGGTTGTCTGAGTGTTAGCTGAAGCAAGACTTGCTTCGATGTCGCGCTTGAGTTCACGAATTGCTTTAGCTTCTGCTTGAGCAATCTTAGCTGGGCCAACGGAATCGACTGCTTCTTGCAGATCGGAAACCATATAGTCCCGGCGGAACTTTTGAACGCGATTGCCAAGACGAGCACGTCCAGCGAATTGGTCAGTGAATGCTGTAACATCAGCACCTTCAGCAATACCAGCAGTGCTGGGAGCCGAGAGAGAGTCAACAGTCCACTCAACCTTAGTTGCGGATGCGCCCTTTTTGTTAGCAGAAGAAAGAATAGGTGTTTCTTCTGGAGCGAGAATTGTCAAGACGTCAGTGAGGTCTTCACGATTAGAGACACCAGAACCTTGGTTTGTAGTGTCGAATGTATTTGAGAATGCCATAATATTTTATGTATTTATAGTTGTTAATGAATAGGTTAGTGGCGGTTTGCCATTTTAAGTTTTCTTAGGTTGGCGAAATCGTTTGCGCTACCCGTCTCTTTAAACCGAGCCTCTAATTCTTTTAGAGCCTTGGCTGTTTTTCCCATAGACTTGTCCGGTTGTGATGAGGATGGTGTACCTGTTTTAGGGGGATTTAATTTTACTGATGATTTAGTATTTGTTACTGGCTTTCGTCCGTAAATACTATTAGCAGCGTGTGCTAGTAAATACGGCATTTGAGCTTTAACATCAGGTGGAAGATTGGTCATTAATGTATCAACCCGTGGGTCGCTCATAATGGCTTCGTATTGACGACGTGTGTCGTTATCTTCACCTTTCATCCAGGGTAGCTCAGCTTCAGCCTGAGCACTTAGGTGCTCTTGCATTTGAGTGCTTTGCTCAATCAATTGAAGGTTATTTAATTGATCAGGAAGGAATGTCTTCTGCGCTTTACGTGCTTGTAGTAAAGCTCTTCGTACGTCGGCCTTTGTTAAGTCCTTTCCTTCTACCTCGGTTACTACTTCATCTGCGGAATAGCCATCACTCTGAAAAAGAACATCCTCAGCCCACTCAACAATGTCGTCAACCTCAGTAGCTTTCTCTTGCAATTTTTCAATTGTATCAAGATTGCTAAATGGATTGTTTTCGACTTTCTTTTTTGTATCAAGTGGGTTAGGAGCTTTTTTAAGTTCAGCTTCTAGACTAGCTAGACGTTCTTCGGCAGCTTTGCGTTTAGCAGTCAATTCACCGAATCGAGCTACAGCACGGCTACCTAGCTTGTCAGCCAGTTCCCTTAGGTCCTCCTCGGACATATCGTCCAAGTCCAACTGTGAAAGAACATCATCGGATTCCTCGGTCTCCTCAGTAGCTTCCTCGGACTCAACTGATTCTTCAGTTGCCTCCTCAGTTACTTCATCAGTTTCCGGCTTCTCGGTTTCTTCGGTTACTTCCTCTTGTGGCTCTTCAGCATCAGGATTAAGTTCCCCAAGTCTCCGCATTGCGAAATCCTCGACGGATATATTATTGTTGTCCACTGAACTTTGGTCTGCCTCAGCGTTAGCAGTTTCGATTTCGTCTGTCATATTATTACCACTCATTAACGCCGAGCGATGGCGATGGTCGCATTATAACATACGTATTACATCCGATCCGAATGCTTTAGTTGGAGTTTATCCCAACCTGACATTTGAAGGATCTGATCGTACGTAATAATTCTACCAGAAATCTGTTGGATGGTCTCACTGGATGCTTCGTGCATCTCGCTAATGGTCTCCTCCCGAAGTTCGTGAACCATCTTAATAAACCGAGCAAAGGATTCATAGCTGTGCAAGCTATTGATGTCGTCTTGTATATTCATATTATCTAGCTGCTGAACGCATTAAACCTACTGTACGAGGACCACGGGATTTTACCTGGTTGTACCACTCGCTGTCAACCATTTCATCCGCTGCGGTGCTGTAGTCATTGGCTTCTAAACCCTCACGCATTTTCTTGAACTTATTTAATTTAGTAAGACCAAGGTTGAATGACATATCCACAATCGCCTTTTTTACCGGCTCAGGTCTTTTAGCAAAGTTCTTATCAAACTTGTTCGCATCGTTAAATGCTTGAATTAAACTATGATTGTACAGGACTTTTATTTCTTTTTTGTTTAGTTCTCTGCCCTTTAGGAGTTCATTAATATCAATACCCTCTTTCTTTAGGATCTTTTTATTATTAGCATCCTCCAGGTTGAAGCCAATGCCAATGGTTCTGTTACCCTTGCTGTCCTTGTATACCTTTGACTTGACCCCCTCATTGAGGGCAATCATATCGTAGTATTCCTTTGCTCGTAGATCGTTTGCTCGTTGGTTTGCGTATTCGTCAGGTGTCATATCCTACATTCCTTGTGTTTCAATTTCGCCCATCTGTGCAGGGGTTGTACCTACTCGACCAATCTGAGCATTCTGTGCTTGCTGCATTTGGAAGGTGTACTGACCTGCGTACTTCTCCAGACGTTCGCGGAACGCTTCATCTTGTTCTAGTCGTTGTGCAACGTCGGGTTGCTGAGCGTACTGCTGAATAGCTTGCATCGCAATCTGTGCTCCCGCTGGACGTGCTGGTACTTCGATCCCCGAAAAGATCTTAGTCAAGTCATCGGTTACATCCTTAATTACTTGCTGTTGAGCTGTCTCCACTGGCTGTAGAACTGCATCAGCCATCACTGGGTCAATACTAGCGGCAGCAATATCAAGGAGGCTGTCCACATTTAGGCGGCCATTTGCATTAAGCTGATTAAGGGCGACGAACTGCTGTAGTTTTGTCTGCACGGTTTCTGGATCAGTATTCTGAACATCAAAGGCAATAAGGATGTCGAAGTTTTCGTCCGGCTCACCCTTAGTCATTACCTGTGGATCAGGGATACCTGTTACACGATAGAATACTTCATCGGGTCCGAAACGCTGAAAGCATTTAAACGCCATACGAATAACCTCCGCAGTGTGGCTAAGGAACTTATCAACTAAGAACTGCTGGCGAACTTGGCTAATATTTGATCCTTCGTCCAGTCCAACTAGACGGTCAGCGGTATCAGTAAGAGTTTTCTCAATTTCTAGTGATCCACTATTGTAAGCTGGGATAGGAGCAAAGTCCAAGTCACCCTTACGGCGATAAGGAATCATACGACCTGGACCCCAATCAGATGGTGCTTGACCAACTGGGTGCATAATTGGAGGTATGGTTGCTAGGCTATTGCGATCAATACGAGAATCTCGCTCAACCTTTACTTGATTCTGGATACCCCTAAGAACCGAGGGGATAGTCATCGTGTCATATAGACGTTTGCTGTCCTCGGACAACTTAGTGACAACTACGGGATAATCCTCATATCCGTTAAGTAACTCAAACTTAGCATAGCCCTGTGTCATTTCATCACCGCTAAATTCGCGATGAAAAACTGTACAGTAAATACCTTCCGCGCCATCCTCTCGGTCGATTAGGCGTTGGTATCCATAGCAGATTTCAATTAATTCACCTGCTTCGTATGTACTATCTGTTAGGCTAATGCTGCGACGGCCCTCCTGCTCGCGCTCTATACTATCTATATTTACTCCACGGTATTTTTCAATAACGTGCTCAACGAAATCCTCATCCCATCCATCGGTGATGACTTTGTTTTCTAGTTCTTGTGGTGTATAGTAAGTGCGCCAGAAGCAGTAAGGTGCTCGCTGCGGATCAGTTACATAGGTTGGAAAAAAGAAATCACCATCAGGTGCTAGCGTCTTAACGTCAGGCGCATTAACTTGGCGACGAGTAATAGGCAATTCGGCTACTCCAAACTTACGGAGTTCCTTGATTGCTTTCTTTGCTCGTTTAGTGGATGTTCCTTCAAAAACGTTTTGAAGCAAGGATACTAGATCATCGTCCATTTCCCCGCTGTTAACAGCATCAGCTACCTCTGGGGACATTTGAGCAATTTGATCCAGGTCAAGCTTCTGGAGGAATCGACGATCCTCCTGTTGCCAGCCAACATAGGTAATAAGTAAACCACGCTCAAGAAGGTAGTTAGCACCTAACTCCATCTCCCGGTAGAAGCGAGGGATGTACCCAGAACTAACCATCCACTTGAGGAAACCGGACACTAGCTTGCTGCGAGCAATATCACCACTCTCCACCGGAAACGCTCGGACGTTGGCCCGATTCAACGATGCCATAAATACAGATACTAGACGAGTAATTCGCTCATCAATAACGTGGCACTCCATATCAGATGCACCCTCCCAAGGGAAAGCGTCAGCTCCGTGCTTGCGATGATCACGACTCTTGCCCGGCCACCAATTGCGGCGGTCATCGTAGCCGGTACGGCATAGGTCAAAGTAGGACTCAAGATCACTTACAGTCTGGTCGTAAGCATAACGGAGAGTCTTAACGTCGGGTTCGTCCTGGACATAAGTCAAGGACTCAGAGATTGATTCATTTAGCATTTTGTTCAGCGAGTCGTTTTTGTATAGATTTAAGCAATCGGATAGTATAAGTCGATGATACGCCTATTGTATCACATAGGTCACCATTTGTCATTGATACGCCACTTTCGTGAAGTACGTGCCTGCGAAGGATCTCCCAACTAGCTAGTCGGTTGGACTGCTCTCTGCACCAATCCCTATCTAGGGTAATATCTTTACTTTCCGACATAGCGATAAGTTACACCCTTGGTATCTTCAATAGCCTCGATAGTGATAATCTTCTTGATTAGCTTACCCTGCCACTTGCGAGGTAACAATACGTTGACCCGCTTGCCGATTTCCTTGCTGAAGACGACATTGTATTTCGGGTTAGGGCATTCCGCTAGGACAGTCCCGGAGTAGTGCTTAGGGATAATCTCATCAATCATCAAGGACTCCTCAAGAATCTTAGTTCCCTCCTCGCTTACCCAAGTGTTCTTACCTTTTCCAGTAAGTGAACCCTCTGGCAGTTTATCAGTGGCAATTTGCATAGCTTCATCGAACGTGACTTCCTGTTCTTTAGCGAGTTGTGTTAGTTTCTTCTTTGGCATTAGTATCCTCCTTTTCGAGTATTAGTTGTTTGCATATCATTTGATGAAAGAAAGTCAGGACCTTCCCCACCATTTGACATTCGCAAATAGCGGATAACGTCAAAGAAATCCTTCAGGGCTTCCTCTGGCTTGCCGCCTGCGTTGTAGTTAATAAGGCTGTCGATAAGATTACCGCAGTCCTCGTGAATGTAGCACCTTGGTCTGTTGGCCTGGTCAATGTCTACATTGGGATTGTAGTTAAACCAGTCATCCAGAGCTGTGATGCCTTGTTCTTCCATCTTACCATCGGATGGTAGAAAGCTTAGGCCGAAGTCATAGAAGGACGTAAAAAGATCATCATTGTTCTCATTCTCCCTTGCGAAAAATCGGGAATCCCCAATTCGCTCAGTTACTTCAATCTCAAGGTCGTCCTCAATCTCTTTGAAGAGTTCGCAGTACCCCTCAACATTTAAACCAATCTTCTTGGCTGCTGGGCCGTACTTCCACTTCGGGTCCCCGAACATAGCCCACTCGCCGTACGTATTGCGATCCGGCCACTCCTTGCGGATGTATATCTCTCCGTCCTTGTTTACCCCAGCCCAGATGCAGGTATAGTTCCTAGCACCAGCGGGGTCAACGACCTGATAGCAGGTGAACTTCGACTTATCGGAAATGTCGGGGAACGTCATCTTGTATTTGTTGGGCTTCTCATTGAGCACGTTTACCTCGGTATTAAAGTAAGGGAGCAGAGCATTGGCTGACTTCACGGGTAATCCGTACGCACGGACTTTTATTTCATCCTCTGGCCGCCCGGCTAGGTCCTTCGCAATTCGTTCGTAACCACCGAAGGGGTTCTCGTCCGAATGCAGGTATATCACTGCCGCATCACGACTTGGACTGTACTGCTTAGTTGGTACTTCCTTGCCCCGTAACAGGGCAGCAGGTCTAGTCTTAAGCGTCTCTGCTCCCTTTAAATAGTCCGCGATGAAAGGTGTGCATCTTTGAATCCCGTGTAGCTAGGCGGAACCGTAGCGTGTTTACCAGAGCAGCGTCACCTAGGTACTCGTCCAGCCAGGCTCCGATATTGGATTCATTCCCAGCCTTGATGCTGCCCTTCTTGAACCCGAACTCGAAACCCTCAAGGATAGTGGAGTTATTACTGAACTGCGTATAGGTCTTGAAGTCCACGCGAGTCCTAGTATCAGGGAACACGAACGAACTACCAGTGAACCCATTCTGCATTGAATAATTAATGTACCCGTCAATGCTCTTGGTCTTCTTCTTGAACTCCTTGGGCATCATCTCCCAGATAGCTGGCTGCTGTACCTTGATTGACGTATCCGCGTTCTGAGAAAAGCATACTATGTGTCCATCGAAGTTAGAACTTACGGCTTCCATAATCCGCTTAGCACAGCCAGTCGTCTTGCCACTACGATTCCCGCCCAGTGCTAGTACCTCGTTGTACTCCCGAAAGGATTCGGACATACGCTCCCAGCCCGGTAGGTCGAAACCGTGGCGGATAGGATCATCTGCGGATGCGGCTATACGGCCCTCGTGCGCCCTGTGAAGCTCTTGGAGTAGCTTTGGGTCAGCTTCCCCTAGAAGTACTATCTCCTCGTCCGTAGGTGGCTTCAGGATCGGGTGCTCTGTAAAGTTAATGGACATATCTAAATAAGATCCTCATCCTCTTCGTCGTCCTCAGGCCAGTCCCAACCATCAGCATCTAACTCAGAGTTCGCGTCCTCTAGGGCTTCGTTCATTAACATCTTACCAACCCTGTAGTTAGTGTAGTCATAGAACAAATCTCCACCATCATCCATCACGATGAAACAGAAGTTATGAAAGTGCTCCCCTAGTATTCCGCGAATCTGGTCGTAGATGATGTCAATGTCTTGGTCGTCTTTCATTTTGATTTCCTTACCTTTGATTTAGTTGACTTGGTTTTTTTTGACCAATCAATATCATCGTAGTTCTTACGCTGCTTCTCCTGGTCGTGTCCCTTGCGTGGGCCGCTTCCTTTAGTGCTCATCTGATTCCATTATATTGTTACCAATTACGTAGAATGCTCCACCTATGCTCTGTGGGTGATACCCCAAGGCGTGGCACATACGGGACATCAATCCTGCAATTTCATCCGTAGTTAGATGATCCCCTTTAGTGCTAAGCGAAATAATTTCTTCGTGTTGTTCAATTGTTATCTTCATAATTTATGTCTAGGTACTTTCTTGTTTGCATCATCCATCTTCGTTGCTAACTCCAGAACCATACGCTCGCTCCAGCCAGCGAAGGGTCCACGCATAAAGACTTGGGTTAGGTCGTAGATGTCATACCCCTTGTACTTGTTGAGGGTTAGCTCGATCCAGTAGTCCGTGGTTATTTCCCATTCTTCTTGGTCTTCTATTTGCCTGTTCATATCAGTCCGTGATTTCTATTACCTCAGCTACCTTAGCCTGCTCGATTCTCTTCCTAGCGGCAGCTATAGTCGCCTCGTAGTCATCCTGTGTGTACACCTTCCGGTCCTCAGTAATCTGCGTAGCTTCACCTCTAGCTGTCATAGCCTCCCGAGCCGCATTGGATTTAGCTATTGATAACTCCTTGATGTCCTTGAACCCGACCTCCATCTCCGGATCATTCTCTAGACGGTCGCGTACCTTATCAATTAAATCCTCCTCCAGGCTACTTAGGTTCAGATAGTTCTTAGCAGCTATCCTACCACTTAACTCCTTGAACGTACCCATATGGTCAGCGTAGTCAGTAAGTACACTGATTACAGTATCCCGCTCGAAACCATAGTGACGTACCAGCCTAGTCTGGCTGCTCCCTGTACTGTACAGGTACAGCAACTTAGCCACCTTCGCGGGATCATACACGCTCAAGCACTTGAGCTTTAAGCCCCGCTTCTCATTAGCCACCTCGTGGATACTCTGCTGAATCTCGCTCAGCAAAGCCTCCTTCTCCTTCTCAGTAGCATTCATATCTTCTCCCATACTCACAGCACAGCATTAGCTGTACTACTTGTCAAGCCTATATACTATTAGTATTCATTATTATGACAGATAATTACTGTATTCGTAATTATCGTGCATTAACTCTACTACTCAGTAAGCAATCTACTATTAGCAGTGCTAATACATAAAAGAAAGTACTTCGTATATGTATACAATCCCAGATTTCGTGTTATACTCTGCGTACCATAAGGCAGCAACTTCATAGGACAGTTAAGTCCTAAACGTAATTCCTTTAATGAATATAAAATAAAGGGAATCATAAAAGAGAAGTCATAAACTGACATCTTATGGTACACAGTCCTGGTATTGGTACTGGTGGGTAGAAGCCCCTTGAGGACTGAATTTTTTTGAGGGGCTGTATATGTATACATACACTGAGCCGACG